CTTTTAAAAAATGATATCTTGCAATGATGCTTCTTAAACTATAAGAATTGAATGTGAAGTGATACCCAAACTTTACAATATTCCTTTCTTCTCGAATGTCTCTATTCGATTAGAACCTTGAAGATTCGTCTCAAGGTAAAGAGACAACATTTAGGATTGGTAAAGCAGTGTTTATTGGAACATGATTTACCCGTCTGATCCGTGGTGCTACTACGGGGGAACGACAATCATTCACGTGTGGGTAATATTGAGCGGTGTTCGTAAAGGAACGAGACATCGGCGAAAGAGACAATCAATCCGGATAAATAACACTTTTAAAAGAGGATTCTTTATAAAGATTATTGTATTCGGATTGAGCGTTTCAGTGTAGCGTATTCCTCCATTTAATGATATTGATCTCTCAGCCATCTCGGTTCGATTGTAAAAGTTTCTCTTCCTCCTCTCTTCCTCTTTAAGTTTCTCTTCCATTTCCATTTTCTCCTTCCCTTCCCTCTTGAGTTTCTCTTCCTTCTCCACCAATGATGCTGTCTTCTCCTCTAGAGCCGTTAATTTACGAGAAATATCACCAATCATACCACGAATGGTTTCTTGTTCTTGAGTTTGAGAGTCTCTGGATTTACGTTCTTCCGCCAACTCCTTCTTCAAACTATTTATTTTACCCATCATACATGCCTTGTCCTTTTTCAAGAGGGTTATTTCTTCCCTTAGTTTCTTTTGTTCTACCAACATCACCTTCTCTAGACTGTTGATTTTTCCCACCACACCCTTTTTCAAGAGGGTTATTTCTTCCCTTAGTTTCTTTTGTTCTACCAACATCACCTTCTCTAGACTGTTGATTTTTCCCACCACACCCTTTTTCAAGAGAGTTATTTCATCCTTCATTTCTTGTCTCTCTTTTTTCTGTTCAGAAAGATACTGGTCTATGTTGTGCCATCGTTTATCTTTCACAACATCCAAATATGAAGTCTTCTCATCTAGAAGTTTCAATTTACAGGAAGTTTCCTTGTCTCGGTTTTGTGAGAGTTGTTCATCTTTGATTTTCTCTGATAATGCTTTCTCTAGATTGCTAATTTTTTCATCCGTGGTTCGTTTATACTCTTGGAATGGATCGGCTATCTCCGATGGTGGAGCGATAACTGGATGTGCATTAAACACATATCCCGGATTTGATGTCCATCCATCGACAACTGGTGATGGGGACGTCCATCCCTCGACTTCGATAAATTCTGGTACAGACATACTTCCGCTCAGAGACATTGACATTTGTCCTTCACGCTTGATGGTATTCATATTTTTAGAGTGATATCTCACTCTAAAAACTGGGAAAAATCATTTTTTATGGTATAAGAGTATCTTTTCCAGACTGCTAATTTTATCCATCATATACCTAATAGATGAACTCATTTCAACTCGGGTCTTTTGTTCCTCTGATAACATACTAATAATTTTTCTCATCATTGTTAGTAATTTCATTTCGTTAGACAAGTATTTACGCTCATCAACAGTCTTACGAGAAGACTCCGATACCACTTTCTCCAGACTGCTAATTTTTTCATCCGTAGCTCGTTTATACTCTTGGAATGGATCCGCTATTTCAGATGGAGGTGGAGAGACTACTTCGACGCACAGAGACATTGACATGTTGTTATTCATTTTTAGAGTGATATCTCACTCTAAAAATGGGAAAAATCATTTTTACTGCCCTTCTCCTTCGTTTCGTTTGTATTGAATCCAAGTTCTTTGACATCCTCGTTTCTTAATATCCTTATTCACGACTTCAGTGATATAGATGAATAGATATTCTCCGGCTTCATGGGTTCGTGATTCTCCAGAATTAAATTGATCCGTTTTATGGAGATTTCCTACTTGGAATTGTGTACGAACAACTCCTCTTAAAATGATCTTTCCTCCACAACAAATAGATACGAGATCATTAATCTTTGGTACTTTAACCATACGAGCACGTCCCTTGGATTGTGGAATGAGTTTTTGTTCGTCAGTCATGAGGGGAAACTCTTGTATGAATTTTTTATACTTGTATTGTTTCTTATTCCACGACACTTGCCAATGGTACGGAGCGACGGAGAACAAACCAGCACACGATAATGGTTCCATATTGATAAGTGATTTTACCCTCCTAAAACTGGAGAAAATCATTTTTATACGAGGAACCTTTCCCCGTATAAAACTTACTTACTTCTTAATGAATTGTGAGACCTTTGTCCAATTTCCTCCACCATACTCCCACCACACTCCACCATTCTTCATCTTCCATCCCATACTCCCAAAAACAATACGACCGCCGTGAAGTTTTTGTTCCATATAAGCGTTGTATTGACACCGATTAAAGCTTGGAGGAATATTCCTTTTCATACCAGTTCCGCAGTCCTAATTGACTTGATAAAGACTTTTTGAACATCCATAGGGGCTTCCTTGTATTGACACTTTCCTTTACACCCTTTCATCACTTTAATGAGTTGATATTCGGGAAAATCAATGTCGATAATTTTCCCATTCCTTTCCACCCAATAATGTCCATCAAATCGCCCAAAGGATGTACGAGACATTCTTATGATGATATACACAATGATTATCGGTATAAGTACAAGAACATTATATTCTTGAGGTGATTTCCTCTACAAATAATTACGAAAAATCATTTTTTCTCACCGAGAAATAACAGGAGATAAAATATTTTTTTATTTATATTGTCGATATTAATAATGGCATTGAGAATAGGAACAGATTGTTCTGGTATAGAAGCACCAGTTCAAGCATTAAAACAACTCAAGATTCCGTTTCGACATGTATGGAGCTGTGAGATTGATGAGTATGCAAGACAGTCTATTGAAGCCAACTATGAACCGGAAAATATGTACACAGATATAACGAAACGAAACTATAAAACTCTTCCTGATATCGACGTGTACGTAGCGGGATTTCCGTGTCAATGCTGGTCGAATCTTGGAAAGAAACTAGGAACAAAAGACAAGAGATCCAATATCGTATTTCATTGTATCGAAACCATCCAGAGAAAACAGCCTAAAATCTTCATCTTGGAAAACGTAAAAAATCTAGTATATGTTCAAGAGGGAAAAGTGTTTGAACAGGTATTGGAATTTTTAAATGATATAGGAACATATAATATCTACCATCATGTATACAACACATCCGATTATGGGTTGCCTCAAAATAGAGAGAGATTATACATTGTCGGAATAAGAAAAGATGCCGAGACAACTCCCTTTACAGTTCCTAAAAAACAAAAGATGTCACCACTCGATAATTATCTAGATGATGAATATGGTAAAGGAAAACCATGTCCATCTGTGAGTAAATACATTGAAGACATACAAGAAAAATATGGCAAGAGGGCTTCTTCCCAGAACTTTTGTATTGCCTGTGCGGGGTTCGGAAACTTCATGTATGAAATGACTCCAACACTAACATCATCGAGATATTATTTAACCAAGTATAAACGCTATTTATATCCACATGAAAAACTGAGGCTACAAGGGTTTCCAAAGACATTCAAACAAGTCGTGTCTGATTCTCAGTTTAACAAGCAAGCGGGAAATACCATGTCTGTGAATGTAGTCAAGGCTATCATGAAACAATGTCTGAAAAGTATAGAGTAGCAGTTCGTGTTTTGTATATAGGGGAACTCCCCTATATACAATAAGTTGTTTTGTAATTTAAACATGATATCGTCTGTTGATATATCGAATTGCCTCATCTCTAAGTCTGATAATGTCACCATTCATCTCATAAACAAAACGATGGTCTTTACTTGCTTTGACGAGTTGTGATATCCAATACTGTCCTCGTTTCGAATGGAAGTCATCTTCAATTACTTTTAGAAGAACATTCTTCTTCTCTCCAGTTCGTTTGGTGTATAGATACTTGAGAATCTTTCCAGAAATAGTATCTTGTCCCCACCATTCTGTGATTTGCTTTACCATCTTATCTTCGTTATTTATTACACCAACTTCCTTCTCTTCCACATTAACATCAGCCACGACCTTAAACTCTGTGCGTTTAGTATGAGCAGAGATCTTGCCCTTGGGAAAGTTCTTTTTCTCAATCTGACATTCCTTTGAACTTTCCGTTGTTGTTTCATACTTTCGTTTTACCTCTTCACCTTCCTCTCGTTCTTTCTTCTCTTCAACCACATCTTTCTCGGCAATGAGTTTCTTTTGCATCTTGTGGAAAGTTATCAATCGTTCTTGGATTTCTTTCGTGGTAATCAAAGTGAGGGGAATATTATCAGTGTATTTACCAAATATCCTCATAGCCTGATTGATAGTAACACAATGACTAGTATCAGCAGAGAGATAATACTCGTGAGTAAGATGTGTGGAATAATCGCTTGATACTACAGAAAATCCTCGGTCAGCATACTTGCCCATAATAGTTACAATGTGAGAACACTCTAGCTTTCGAAGAAAAGAAATCACATCACCATATGATACATGATCACATGAGAACCACTTACCCCCTCGTTTTATATCTTCCTTCTTTTTTAATTTAGTAACAGATCCCTTAACCCATTGCCCAAGGTTATCTTGTTTCATAGTAGGAATTTCAATCGTTTCAGGTAGTTGAGAATAATAAAGGTCTAAACTCTCCCCATCGTAGCATACAACAGCCCAATTTCGAAACCGACCGTTCAAACGAATGCCATCGAAATATTGACAATGATGTAGGCGATAGATGCTTGTCTTGACCAGTAGATTAATAGGATGGTCTGTATTTAAATGTTTAAAATCTTGATTGCCCAAGTCTTCCAGAACTTCTTGAAACTTTACATCATTAACAAAGACATTCTTCCCCCTCTTTGGTGCTTGAGATTTAATAATGTGATAATATAAACTATCAATGCCTTTGTAATTTGGTGTTGGTGGCATTACATAGATGAACTTTGTAGGAATATCTTGGCGTAGGAAATTGTCAACCAATGTGGCAGTCACACCAAAGATACCGGAAGCATACTGTTGAAATGTGGAGTAAATCTCTGCCCATTTAGTAGTGGCATTCTTAATAGTGGTATCTACCTCATCGATACATACATACAAATTCATATCCTTATTTTCTTCTTTTGCCTTGATAATGTTCTTGGTGATCTTGGTGAGTTGAATAGAATTTTCCAAGCACACAAAGTTAGTATTCTCGTCATTCTCATCAGAAGGTGAAGAGTTAAATGGCTTTAATGATAGAATGAATGTATGATGAACTTGATTGTACTTCTTGATGTCTTTATTAAACTCGATTCTTCGCTTCTCGAGTTGAGCTATCATGGTATTTTCGTTAGGGACAATAGTCAGGAACTTGGCATTAAAGTTCTCGTTCTGAAGACGATGCAATAAGCCTAATATATTTATGGTTTTTCCTTGTTGAACTTCCCCTGAAATCATTGAGAGCTTCTTGTTTGAAATTTTAATTCCATCAACATCAATCTTGTTAATAAGTGGGCACTTTTCCTCATAAAAGTCTCTGCGTTCTTGGTTGCGTCGTTCAATACGAGCCTTCTTCTCATCATCTTGTAGAACAAACTTGATTTGTAATTTCTTGATTTTCATTCTCATCTCTTCCATTTCAGCTTCCATCTTTTTCATCTTCGTCTGTGCATCTTCAGCCTCTTGAGCCTTTTTCTCTAGGTACAATTCTCTATCAACAAACACATACGAATCGGACGTATAGTTTTGAGAGCAACTTGGAGTTGAATCGGTATTCATAGTTGTATTCTTTGGTTTGTGGTGAAAAATGACTGTAAAAAACTGGGAAAAATCATTTTTTCTCTCAGGAACTCCCTCTATAAAAATGATTTTAGATACATGTCTTATAAACATCACATTATCCTCAAGAAATGGAACAATTAATCTCCAACTGTCTTTATCTTATTCTTGGAACTACGCTACTCGTAGCTATACTAACCATCATTCTAATATCAATACAACAAACTATAGAGCTAATAAGCACAATTATGATGGTCACCATCATTGTAATATGTGGGGTAAATTGCTTTACAATCTTGTTGATGTTTTCTGAGCCCAAATCGGAAAGATCATCAATTTACGTTCCATAAGGGGTTCTTTGTTTCATGTGTATATTATACACATGAAACATTATTAATATGTTTTCTACTTCTCTCGCTCATCATACTCATCGTCATCCGATTCAATCTCGCTTCGCTCCTCTTCGTCTGCATCATCCTCCGTGTCATCATCGTCATCATCTCTTCTCTCCGTTCCGAGTGGATGTGCCTCCTCCTCCGTTCCGTCTTCCTCCGTTCCGTCTTCCTCCGTTCCGTCGTCATCACTTTCATCATCGTCGCGTTCCTTATAATCATAGTAAACTGTTCCATACTCTTCGATAGATTCTCGATAGTAATCTCCCTCTGCTGATGCTGGAGATACATTAGCTGGATTAAACTCCTCATCGTCTTGTTTATACATCTTTTCCAAGATCATTTTAGCTTGGTCTTGAATATAGGTATTTATGTTGCTTGGAAGGGGGATACCTGTATTCTCCAAATACCCCTTGATTTCCTCGACTAGACGCTTCATATGGCCTTCTTGGAACGACATCTTTACTTATTATTCTTGTGTGATTTCCCTATCAACTTTCTGGGAAAAATCATTTTTTCCACTCGGGAATCAAGAAAACATCATTTTCTAACACTACAACGCTCTTGTCATTGTGAGAGAAGAGGAATTGATTGTCTACAATTGTTTCCTTCATGTCCTTTATAATCGGTTCTTTTAATCCTTGGAAAACTCGTTCGAGATTCCATTTCACACCATATCTTCCCTTGGAAGTCAAGATGTATTGTTCCTTGCCATTTCCAGTATCGAAACGAGCATGGGTAAATGGCTCCTTTCCAAGCGAGCTTAGTTTAATCATTGTTGGGTTAGCTTGTAGTGTAAATAAAATCACATAGTCTCTCGTCGTAGCCAGTCCCATATTTCCATCTTCCGAAATGTCAATAAAATTTATCGGGTCACCAAGCCCATCAAATAAAAGTTTGGCTCGGTGAGAAATGGTGGGGTAGAATCGAATTTCCCCCTTGTCATTTCCCGTAATTACTCTTCCATTATAGTCGGAAGCCATACATGTAAAGTTTTTAGGGGTTTGGTATTGAATCTTTTGTACAATAGGGTCTGGTAATCTTGGATCAAACACAAAGATACTATTGGAATTCAATCCATAAAATGTTGGATCGTGACTGGCATGAGAGAACTTGGTTCGTGGATGAATGTTTCGGAGTTTCATCTCTTCCGAGTCCCATTCCTCGATAATCTCTCCTCGAACGAGATCCATCTGATATAATGTATTCAACTGGTTCGGGTTAGTCAGAAGCATATTCGTATCCGTCATGTGGAGAATACATTTATTAGGGGAAAAGACCTCTCCATCAATCGCTGAGATTTCAGGAATTTTATTAACAAACTTTACTCCATTATCAGAGCGGAACACCCCGATCTTGGAATCACGAACCACAAATGTCCGCTGGTAAGCCACGCTATTGATTAGTAGATTGTTAGTCATTGTATTCACTCAGTGTATATTGTACCACATAAAACTGTCGATAATCATTTTTTCCACTTGGGTATCATACGAGATAGTTTATGAGAAAAGGACTCCTTGGCATCGGCGTCAATGTTGCAATATTTTCTGAGTAGTGGTTTGGATGGGTCAAAGATTCCCAACCGAGCGGCTTTCTGTAGCAACATTTCAAATATCGTTTGGAATTCCTGTGTCTCGTGCTTGTCGTCGTATACTGTAGATAGGACATGGGCACATTCATGTATCGCCACATACATGAGCATATTATAATCATAGTATTTCCCATTTTCATCCCGCAAGCATAGATATACCTTTTCCTTATTCTTGGTACAACTTTCATCCGAGGAAAAGAACTGTATGAATGCAAGTCTGGAATCGAGTAGAAGCACATCGTCTCGAATCTTACTAATCAATGGGTCAAATGAGGGAGGTTTATGAAACAAACAAACATACGATAGAAGAAATACAAATACCAAGAGAAGTCCGAGTAGAATTATCTCGTTTGAAACAGGTCTCACCACCATATGGGTCTTGTTCTTATAACTAGGGCAAGTTTTTATTTTTTAAACGGTATGAAGATGAAATGTAAATAAAAAAAATAAATTTCTTTTCGGTATGATAAAGATATGGATACAAAACTCATCAGTATCATTGTATTGGCTATTATTTTGGTGATAGTGTTAGCAGTGGGTGCAGCTAAATGTTCTTGGAAGAAGGAGCCATATGATACTTTGTTTTACAACAGTGGTCTGGACAAGAATATTATGACTCGTGGAACATTCATGGACAATCTCGACCCACGAAATCCAAACATGAGATTCGACTCGAATGTTTATGGTGGATTTATCAAGGGTATTTCTCCACAAGAAGGAGATCTAGCGGCAACAAATAAGGATGCTTCGTCTTATCCGTTGAACGCTTCTAAACAAACGGGAGAATTGGAACCATTCCAACAAGTTCGTCACGGACAATATAAGGCTGGATTTAATGACGCCGCTTCCTTTATTGGCACCAAAAAGGAGGGGTTTGCCATGCCCAAGAATGATTTTATTTCTTCAGCAGATACTCGAGGAAATGGTGTAGAATATGAACATGTTGAGACGGACTTTGCTTCAGCAGTGTCGTCCAGAAAGATGCAAGCCGCCCAAAAGAAGTTGAAAGACTCGAAATACTTCCAAAACACCCACAACGTTGACCCACAATTGTTGGAATACGTTGTTCCGTCAGAACTTCTTCCTGTTCCAGACATGAGAAGCCAAATGGATCGTGACCCATCAGATCCGTCTAACTTCATGTATGACCGAACTCTGTTTGCCCCACTGAAATCACGCAATCACAACGAGCCAGATCGTATCCGCGGTGATATTGATATTGCCCCGATCAAGACCGGTTGGTTCGATATCGCCACTATTCCGCAAGTGGATCTGGCCAAGGGCTATGTTGGCTACTTTAATGATATTCAGGAAACAATGGATATCCAAGATATTGCCTTCTCTCGCTCACGTGATCAAGTGCTAGAACGGAAAGACGGTGTCATGAAAGCCGACCAACAGATGAACAACATTGTGAATGCTATTGGAAGCGACATGATGAAGCCAAAACTCTCCTATGGAACTCCTCCCCCGATGTTAGAGGGACCTGTGGCTGACAAGAATCCGTGGTACAATCAGCAACTGAAGATGGCTGCCACCCCATACTCTCTGTAAACAATAAGTATTATTTTATGATGTCATATCATAAAATACCCTCCGTTCCGTTGGGTCTCGCTTCGCTCGTCTCCGTTTCACTCTGTTGCTCTTTAGAGTTTAAATGTGTCTTGAAAAATATATTTTTCTTTTTTTTATTGTTTAATAACAAAGATAATGCAGTACAGTCAATTGAAATACACCCCTTATTCTGCCCCATCAAGTCCGTATGTTGGATACAATCCTCACTCAAAGTTTGGAAAGTATTCTAAACTATCCATGGTAATGATGTTACTCGGAGTAGCCGTCTTGATTTTCGCAATTGCAATTTCAGTAGTAGCAGGAAAGGCATATTCAGCACAAGAACTTTCAGCCTCTCCCTTCAAGGCATTTTACAAGACCAAGAATGGAAAGGTATTTACGGCATTTGTATGGATGATGGCCATAGCTCTTTTTGTAGTGGCATATTTGTACAAGTAAAAAACCGAATTATTAATTTCTTGTAGTATTAATAATTCAAATGACTCGGTCAAAGGTCGGAAAGAAGAGAAAAAGACACCCGCTCGGAAAGAATAGACCATATCTGGTATTGGATCTAGACAACACACTTATCTCTTCTGTTCCTCTGAAAAAATTAAAAAGAATACCCAAGGTTCGTACAAAGATACTCGAGACATTTAGATACAATGATGCTGTTGGTTATTACCGTATCTTTCACCGGCCATATCTCCAAGAATTTTTAGATTATATTTGCTCTCATTTTCACGTGATTGTTTGGACAGCAGCATCGGATGAGTATGCCAAGTTTGTCGTGAACAAGATATTAAATGTTAGAAAAGATTATGATTCTAAATACTGTATGAAGACTCTACCCAAACGAGAGATAGAACGTACATTGACCAACAAGAACTGTAAAGAGTCCCAAGACTATTGTAAAACAAAAACGTTAAAGGACTTGCGATTTCTTTCTACATTATCTGACCAGTTCACAGACTGTAATACGATTATTATGGATGACATGCCCAACGTAAAGAAGGTGAATAAGAAAAACGCGATTCGTGCCCAGTATTTTGACGTTGAAAAACCAAATTCAGAGGCCGATACATTTCTTATTCGTGCCATGAATAAATTAAAGACCATGAATGCCCAGTACAAGAGAACAGGATGTGTGTATGTTGGAGAAAATCGAAAGAAAAAATGAATATTTTTTATATACCTTTATATCAATAAAGATGCCTAAGAAATTCGTTTTCCCCACTCTCCATCCATTGGAAAAGAGACAAGAAGAATCGGCAAGGATATGTAAAAAATATCCCGACCGAATCCCTCTCATCATTGAACCGGCTGATAATGCCCCTGCTATTGATAAGAACAAGTATCTTGTTCCCAAGGAATTAACGTTTGGACAATTGAAATTTGTAGTAAGGAAACGAACGAAATTGGTTCCAGAACAAGCCTTGTTTTTCTTTATTGATGGAAGCATTATTCCAGCAGACTCGTCCCTCATTGGACAGTTATTTGACAAGAATAAAAACGTAGATGGGTTTCTCTATATTCAATACACATTGGAAAATACGTTTGGTGGATAAGGTGCAGTTTTTACAAGCATACAAGCCTGTAAAACCTTATAAATTATGTGATCTCTTGAGGGCTTCCATCTCTTCAGGAGTAATTGATAGAATCTGATACTTGGGTTGGCGCGGAGGAAGAAGATGGGATTTTTTTGAAGTAGCATTTGATATTGATGGAGAGATGCTTCCACGTTTCATTTGCTCTACATCTCGTAGTTTTTTTTGCGATTCAATCATGATTGGAGTAGGATTTCTACTGGTGTGAAGAGAGATATTGGCTGTGTTTTTCTTTTTCTTTTTTGGAGAGATGTGGCCGGAAGATCACGTACATCTAAAGATGGTGGTGGAGGTGGAGGTAAAGCCGGAGGAACTAGGGAAAAATCACTTGCTGGACGAGAAGCAGTAGCACCGATATAACGAGGCGGTGGTTTAAATTTTACTTTTTGTTGTTTTAACTTTAGGGATTGAAGTTTAGGTACAATTGGTCTAGCATCTTTTGGATCTTCTATTATCTTTGGGACAGTCGTTGGCTTTGAAGCATCCGTTGGGGTATCCGTTGGTTCTTTACTAACTTTATTGCTCAAGACATTAAAACTCTCAGTCCCATCACTACGGTATTTTGAATGTTGTCTAACATGAAGACCAATTCGGGGTTCCATTTATATAATAAGACATGTCTTTATGACTATAATTTGGGTATTTGTTTTTTTACATTACGAGGAATCAGAGGTAAAGGCGGTGATGGTTTGGGAGTATAATGTTTTCCCATAGGAATCGGAGGTAAAGGCGGTAAAGGAGCTGGGGCAGATGGTCTTGAGATGGGAGGTAAAGCTCCATTCACCCCATAAACATCGACTTCAAAGTCATCGTATTGTAGTTGTAGTCTTGAGGGAAGATGTCCATTCTCATCGTATCGTATAATAGGTGTAAAGAAGAAATCCATAGTGGCTTTATACTTCAAACAAACACATGATAAAAATCATTTTTATTTTTTCTGGTTTTAGAAAAGTAAGGGAAAGAGAAATGGGGAAAGAACGAATATGGATGGAACACCCATGGGACTTGCTGGATGTTAACATATTTCCCAGCATTAACATGACCATAGATCAGCGAGTAAATGCCCTCACTCGGTTAGTCATTATTGTGTTTATCATCTTGCTTTCCATCAGATACCCATATAGCATACACTTTTTATTGTTTTCAATATTAATAATTTTAATTTTATATTTTGTATCCAGTAAGGAACCGTTTCGATTTATGGATCAACCAAGAAAGTATAAGAATCCATTACTACAACGAAGCTTGTCTGACCAAAAGATGTCTCTCGACCCGTTGATTTTCCCACGGTCTCACGACAAGGATGTGTGGTCATTTCCCAGTTATCGTCATTCAGCAGTAAACTATAACAATATGCGTTATAATATCTCGGAAGATTATACTCCCATGCCTGAACAGGAAAATTATAAAGAAGTAGATCCACGAATGGAAACATATACTGATTTTTCTCTTGAAAGTATGGGTCAATATTGTGATAATCGCCCGAAACCAACGACACAAACAATGGATGAAATATCTGGCATGTCAGCTCCACTATCGGCTGATAATGCTCTGACTGGTGAACAACCACAAAATGGACGAGAAGGACTGTCGTATTCGTCCTCGCTTCGCTCGTCGTCTTCCGTTCCGTCGTCAACCCCAATCCGTCAAGTTTTACCTCCTCAGCAATACCAAAATGGGCAAACATTGGACTCATCCATTCCCCTCACTGCCACGCGTCAATTACCATATCAGGCTCAACAACCAGACAATCACCAATATAATTCAATCCTCTCAAATACCGAGAGATTTTACCCGTCATACCCTCAACCACGTCAGTATAATTACCCACAGGATGAACAGCCCAATTTTGTCTACTCTAAACGACAAATGCAACTACCACGTCAGCCAAGTGAGTTTGAAACAATCTCAGGAACAGACCCTAATGCCTTCCAATCTGATCCTGAAGATGGTGTGATTAATAAAAACGAACAACAACTCCATAATGTTCATGCTCCTATTAGCTCTCTTTTAATTCCCAAGACTATTACTTCCATTTACGGCCCTGACCAAGTTACCCCAGAAGAACGCGTCAAGTATTTCACAAATATTCAGCCCAATATTAATTCCTATTCTCAGATGGCTACTCCTATCAATAATAATATTGGTATTTCTTATAACCCCGACTTACCTCCTCGAGTGTTGGATCAGACAGTTACCCCATATGCTATTGAGCCATTGATGAGTCGTATCGACCCGCAGTTGGTACGAGAAGATGGGCTGTCATATGAACGCAGGTTAGAAATGCCAAGACGCACGGCTTGGAGCGCGAAATACAATACGTTTGACGCGGCGCCGGGAAGTCAAGATCTTTCACAAATATATGATACACGCTTTAATTTTTCTTCGGGAGATCAAAATAGATCTTATGGGGATGTCGATCTCGGGCAAATTTCTTATTATTTTTCTGACATCGATGCGTATAAGGCGAACTTATTCCCTTTTCGCTCAAAAGTTGACTTTGTTGACTATGTTTCACCTCAAGGAAAGGTTCTGCCGGAGTACAATGCCTCGGTTGGAATAGATGATATTCGTCAGAATGTAGAGAGCCAATATACAGCGGATACTCTATATCAACGAACTGATCTGATGGAGAGATTGATGAGGAAACGAAACCAAGAACTTTGGCAAGAGAGAAGTATGCCTATCAGACGCACTGCTCATCCTTCTACCTTTACTTCCAACTATTAAGTATATTTATTATTTTATTCCTTTCAAAGGGAATAAAATAACTTGTCAGAGAAAAGTGTTCCGTATATTTGTATAAATAATATGTTGAAGAATTTCTTCTCGTATAAACTCCTCTAATTTATCTGGTTGGTAACATGTATATTTATCGGGTATCGTCAAGAGGAATATATCACGTTCTATACATACTTTTATTTTTTGTTTATCTCTCAAAAGTTGGTCGTAAAATTGATGGATTCCTTTACGGTGAAAATGTGGAGTATATTTTCTGTGTTGAATTCCATTATATTCAAACGCCATTTTCAACTCTTTATTATACCCATCAAATTCCAAACGCTTTTTCCATTTCAACCACTCTGGTCTTGCCTTGTTAAATGTATATAATTGTGAGTAATATATGGCTATCCATTTCTCTACAAAATTTCTACACAACTTTTCTGTTTTTCCAGCCGAACACAATGAACACCAATGACCGAGCCTGACACTTTCATATGGCATCTTGAATGTTAGTTTCTGTGTAAAAATATGAGTTTTATGGGAAAATCCCCCATAAAATTCCAATTACTATTTACTTCTTGTACGTCTTCTTTGCCTGCGACATCACTTCCTTGCCTGACAATTTAGGATGGCTCTTGCGGAATGAAGCGAGATGGGTCATCCACGGGTTCTTCTTGACTGAAGACTTCTTCGGGCTCTTGACTTTCTTTGCCGGTGACTTCTTGGCTACTTTCTTTGCCTTCTTCGGGCTCTTGACTTTCTTTGCCGGAGACTTGGCCTTCTTTGCCTTCTTCGGACTTTTGGCCTTCTTTGCCGGAGACTTTGCCTTCTTCGGGCTTTTGGCTACTTTCTTTGCCTTCTTTGCCGGCGACTTTCCCGAACTCTTAGGGCAATGCAGAGCCGTCTTGGTGGCTTGAGCTACCTTTAACGATTTCTCCAGAGAGAGTTGTGTAATCACATTATGAATACTTTCCGACAGTTTCTTGAGAGACGTCTTGCACATTGACGGAATTTTTTTGACCTTTTTCGAACCACCCATTTTTTTATATATGAAAGATAAAAATTTTTTATTTTAAATATTTGCTGGCGGAATGAGAGGATTTAAAGAGACACATCATACATACAAAATGAAAATCGCAGTATTAACCCTCGCTTTAGGCACTACATACAAGAACATTGTCAAGTATGGGGTACGAACCAAGGCCGAGTATTGTAAGATGCACTCGTATGACTTTATCACGGAAGAAGGAAACGAAGATTGTATCGACCCAACACGCCCTTTTGCTTGGTCTAAATTAAAACTGATACAGAAATATATGGGTGTAAGACCAACTGAGCCTCACATCCGTTCGGAATACGATTTACTTGTGTGGATTGATGCCGATACGTTCATTATGAATCCAAATATAAAATTACAAGACATTTACGAGAGATACGTTCCGGCCAATAAAGATATGATGATTGTGTCGGATTGGAAAATCCCAAATACCGGCGTGATCTTTATTCGTCCAACTCAATTCGTATATGACTTTATAACGGCAATTTATTCCGTTCCAAACTATACAGATTTCACCGACTATGAGCAGGGGGTATTCCTCCATCTACACAAGGAGAATGTTATGAAGTGTCAGGAAAAGGTCTTGATATTACCGGTTAATTTTCAACGAATTTGTAATTCATACTGGTTCAATTATTACCCTGGAGACTTTATTCTCCACTTTCCCGGATGTAGAGTTGATAATCTTGGTAGAACCATGGACAAGTATTGTCCCGTAAAACGAGACGATGAAATGTATGATGTCTATTACAATCGTGTTAGTTGGATCTTTAATCGTAGCAGAACCGACTCGGATAAAACATTGAAAGAGATAAAACAAAAGGAAAAAGAAAAAGATGAGAAAGATGCCAGGAAAAAGAATGAATATGCTTTTCAACAGAAGGCCTATGATACTTTTAAAGCCATGTATGATGTCTATTGTGAAACATATTCTCGGAATAAATCAGAGGCGTCTCAATCTGCTCAGGAATATATACAGAAAAGGGGGTTTTCCGAAGGACAGAACGAAGGAGCACCTTTGTATGTGATGAACTGGAGAAACTTTCTCGAGTCAAAAAAGCACCTTGATATCGATGAAAGGATGAAGGCATTAATGGAACACGAACTTCAGGAACATTCGGAAGCAGTTAGCAAGGCAAAAGAAGCGCTATAAAGGAAGTATTTTCTATACACATACTGTATAGAAAATTGACGGCTCAGCCGAGAACGGACGTTAAAATCACATCAACATCTGTCATGAGTTCATCGTATATATCTTTGATGTCTTGATGTTGTTTCAGGATGGTTGAAAAGGTCTCTTTTTATTTATGTTATATTATATAGAAAAGAAATAATTTTTCATTTAAACAATACAACCTTCATACAACCCTACCTTTATCATGCTACGTTTCCCTGCCTATCTAACTCCAAACCAGATTTCAAGTTTTCCCGACCATATATATGCCCATGAGCTGAACAAGCTTCGCTCTAAAATATACGACTTTATTCTCTCTCAGACCAAGGGAGGAATTGATTTGCGATCTTCTACGGATGAAAAGGGGCAATATTCGTTCAAGAAAATCGACGAAAAAATTATAAATCAAGTATGTAATGAACTGTCTTGTCTCGGGTGGGAGACAAGACTGGCGTTTGGAAAGACTACTCTGTTTGTTTTCAATCCTACAAACATTCCTGAAGAAGTCAAGAATCTCCCATCTGAGGATAGTATAGAGACTATTGAATAGAAAATGGATTTATTCATTTCACTTCTTGAGCATCGACCCCCGTGAATAATGTGGGCTTGTATCATGGCAAAGTTGCGCCAGAGTAGAACGAACAATATCCCCTGTTGATGAAGAGTAATAGATGTGCTTCAACTTGTATCCCCGTAGGCGAGTCATGTATTGAACACAATGTATACAAGGCTTGGACATATTTAGATCACCTTGTGTTGTGATACGAAGAACAAGCAAGTTAATTTCCTTGGGATGGTTATATTTCATTGGTGGTAGTTTCTTGAGAGCATTGACTTCGGCGTGTTCAGAGATATAAGACGTCACCGCCACGTTATTGATGCCATAATTATGCAACACATATTTCTTTCCAAAAAACACACATGCGATATGCCTGTTCCGGCAATTTGTCTTGCTACAATTAGAATCTAAAAGAGTCTTGGACCGAGAAATTATTGTCTCCATTTCGTGATACTTGTACATAGAAATAAGAGCAAATCATTTTTCTCACCAAAGAAAAAATGATTGAACTATAAAACGAGTTAAGAAGATAAAACAAAGTTCAAATATAAGCATGGGTGTATTCCAACCACAAGTTGTAGATTGTAGTCCCAAGTCACTTTCAACCTTGCCAGACGACGTCTTAAACATGATACTATCAGGATGTGAAATCAAGGATATTCTATCGGCTTCTTCTACATGTTCAAATATTAAAAGCCTTCCTGTATCCAAGTCGATATATTCTACCTTTACATTGAATGAATCAACATCATGGAACGACTTGAAGGTTCTGATTAGCCATTCATCTGATGTAGAAATTCTCAAGGTAGATAGGTATTCATTTGTAGAGGAGTTGTTCCTTGAATTACCAAATCTCAAGACACTAGAATGTAATGGGTGTGAGTTTAATTCATTAGACTTTATTGGCATCACCATGAAGAATGTTCAGGAGATTCGTCTCTCTAATTGTAGTGTAAAAAAAGCATAGTTTCTTGTCATTTCTGATGACAAGAAATCTCCATTCACATACGTTCGGTTCACTCATGCCTCACATACGTTCGGTGCTTCGCATTCACACCTTCGCACTAATAAGCGCATGTTTTTCTGTCATCTTGTCCCATGTGTCCGGAACAAGCCAACGATTCACACTCGTCAGGATAGTCGCATGGTTCTCCTTTCTTTTTAGTCATACGCGTTCCATACGGAGAAAACTTCTCTCTTCTCGCCCTCACAATTATAAACATAATGATACTCAAAAATACAAGACATATAACCATTAGTCCTATGGAACTGGACGGAATATTTCTAAGAATGTCCATTTAAAATATAAAGTTTTTTTTATTTATTAAATAATAATGACGTCTGATATCCCATCAAGTTTGAAAATCACTCGTGATAATTTTTCCCCGTGTGGCTCTCTTCTGTCGACACAACTTTCGAGAGGAGTTTCTGTTATCTTATTCTACAGTCCCAGATGTAGGTATTGTGAGTCATTTGCCCCAGTCTTTTTGCAACTCAAGGAACAATATGGTGTTCAAGTTGGAGCTGTTGATATGTCTTCTCAAACAAATAATGTATTGGTAGACATGGCTTCTAAATTCCCGTTCCAAATCAACGGATACCCAACGATTGTCATCTACTACGATGGAGAGCCTTGTTCGTGGTATATTGGATCAAGAGATATCAAGACGTTGTATGAAGCCGTAGTTGGTATTTCTGGCAAGTCTCAATGTTCTCTTCGTTTTTCCCCTTGTTAACCCCTCATCCTTGTTAAAAATTTGCTCTGTTAAAAAATGATTTTAGGATTAAATGTGAGGTAAATATCACATTTAAACTCATACTAATACTAACAACATGGCTTCTTGGAGAAGCAATGAAAAAAGCAATACCAAGAGAACGACATTTTCATGGTTCAGACGACCTTCCCCCGTGTATATTCCTCCACGAATGTCATCTGATGATGAAGAATCCAATGAAACAAATAACGAGATGATGAACCGGTTCAATCGGGTAGAAAACAATGATGGTAAAAAGAAAATTACAACGAGCTATGGCATTATTGTGTTTTCCACTGATGGGGAAGAGATACGATATCTACTTTCTCAGAGGCGAGATAGTATCTCTTATGCCGAATTTCTCAAGGACAACCAAGGCGATGAAGAGATTAAAAAATATGTTCCTCTCATGACATTCGAAGAAAAGAGACGATGTGTGGAAGCCTATACCAAGAACAAGTCTGAAGAACTATGGGATGACTTGTGGGTAAATCATCGCAGTCGGATATATCGTCAAGATAAAAAGAGATGTTGTGAGGCGTTTATGAAGAAGTTAAAAATCTATTTACCTCTCTTTGAAGACCCGTATCTGGGAATGGAAGAAAATCAATGGGGCTTTCCCAAGGGACGCAAACATGCCTCAGAATCAGACCTATTGTGTGCCTTGCGAGAGTTTGAAGAGGAAACAACCATTCAAAGAGAATCATTGGAGATTATTTCCTGCAAGCCATTTGAGGAACTCTATACAGGGACAGATGGAAACCCTTATCGTAGTGTATTTTTGTGGCTCATATTGACAAGATACCAAGGATTCGTTATCGAACTAATAATTCCATGTTTCAACGACAATTTGTTACGGATGAGACATCCCGTCTCGAGTGGCATACCTATCATGAGACTCTTCCCAAGATAGATGCTAGTAAGAAGGATCTTCTTGCACGAGTACATCAATTCCTGTTATTCACACGTAAAAAGAAACACCGAGGAAAAAATGTCCGTAGAATGTCTGGATAGATTTTATAAGAGATTTTATATCATTACGATATAAAATATAAATTACTTACATGAAACTTGCCGATACATTTTTCCTCATCATGAGGCCTCCAACTTTAACTGCCTTTCTCTTGGGCTTTTCCTTTTCTTCCTTCTTCGGGCTGTCTTGCCCATCTTCCAATACAATTACCTCTTCCTTGGCCTTTTCCTCAGGCTTTGTAACCTCGGATAGGAACTTTTGATGTATACGAAATCGTGCAGCCATATTTTATGATGGGGTGTGTTTTTAAGTCGTGTAAAAAAATAATTATAAAATCTTTTCTTTTATAATTAATAATATGTCGTCCCTAAAAGCACAAATCGCTAAAAAATATCCGGCTCTGGTCATGAAGGCTGACGCTGTCGTGGCATCAACAGTGAAATGGTATCAGAAGCCAATGACCAAAAAGATATTGTTTGCGCTTCTATTTGGCTTCTTGTTTATGATCATCTCATGCCCACACACCTATAGTTTTGTCGGTGAATTGGTTCAGAAATTGCCAGGCATGGGCAGTCTCGTGTATCCAGTTCAATTAAAGGCTTCTTTATCTTGTAAGTTGGTCATCATTCATTCTATTGTGTTTGCCATTCTTGCCTCTATTGTTCTGTCGTTCCACAAGTGCTGTTAAAGAATATTTTTGACACTCGTAAAGAGTGTTAAAAGTAATGTTAATATATACATCATGACTGACCTATATTCTGTTTTGGAACTCTCATCTTCAGCTTCTCTTGCTGATATTAAAAAATCCTTTCGACGACTTGCTCTTGTACATCACCCTGACAAGGGAGGAAATGCAGAAAAGTTCAAAGAGATAACACAAGCATATGAGATTCTCTCAGATGAAGAGAAAAAAAGAAAGTATGATTTGGGAGGAATGGATGCAGTCAAGGCTCAACCCCAACAACAAAGTCCATTCCCATTCCCATTTGGAGTGGGCAGAGGATTCCCGTTTGGATTTCAACAACAACCCCGTAAAGGAAATGATAAACATTTACAGATACCAATTACTCTCGAGGAAGTGTTTAGTGGATGCAAAAAGACCGTCACATTTGAACGAGACGTGATATGTTCTTCTTGTAAAGGAAAGGGAGGAAAAGATATTCAAACGTGCCATGAATGTCATGGAAAAGGAATGAAGATGACGATGCGCCAACTGGGTCCGGGTATGATTCAACAAATGATGGTTCCCTGTGATAAATGTCATCAGGGAAAAATTATAAAAGATAAATGCCACGAATGTATGGGCAATCGAGTGAAGAAGGAAAAGAAAACATTAGAATGTAATGTAGATGCCGGAACAGATCAAACGGTGTTTAAATTTCCATTTGAAGCCGATCAATCCCCTGATATTACTTCAGGGGATGTGATTATAATTTTACAATATCTTCCTCACTCTTTATTCCAGAGAAACGGACACCATCTTATCATGAGTAAAACGCTATCCTTATCCGAGTCATTATGTGGGTTTGAATTTTCATTTCCGTTTCTTGACTCGACGAAAAAGTATATCAAGTCTCCAGAACATGAACTCACCCCACCAACAACGGTGCGAGTATTGAAGGGATGTGGAATGACAAGTCGAGGAAATTTATACATTTCTTTTTCCGTGTCATTTCCGTTATCATTACCTCGAGAAATTGAATCTAAAATTAAAGAGTTATTTGCCCCACAAATTTCCGTAGCAAACATGAATTGCGATGTTGTTCCTATGGTTTCAGCCGAAGAAGTTTCAAGAGAGTGCGGAGCACAGAGGGACGAGACAAGCGAATGCAGACCCGAAGCGGGGCAAGAACAAGTGAAGCAAGAATGTAAACAACAGTAAAGTTTTTTATCGAAAAAAGTAGAAAGACGATTTAAAAAGTAGCAATATTAACTAATTAACAATCTACAATGGTGTTTAAATTTGAAAAGTATAGCGAGAAATCGTTTGTTTTACGGGGAGATTCCCTGACAGACTCAAAAACCCGTAGGGATATTACAAGTAAATTAAAGGGAAATTGTATCTGGAATCCACGTCTAAAGGGAGGTCCCGGATTATTGGTGGCAAACAGTGAGGAGAACACCAAGACGTTGGAAGAGATTACCAAGACCGAAGATAAAATGCCGGAGCCGAAGAAGGAAGAAAAGAAGGAACCTAAAAAGGAAGAGGAAAAAAAAGAACCGAAGAAGGAAGAAAAGAAGGAACCTAAAAAGGAAGAGACAGAAGAACCAAAGAGAAAACATAGGGAAGAACCAAAGGAAGAGACAGAAGAACCAAAGAGAAAACATAGGGAAGAACCAAAGGAAGAGACAGAAGAACCAAAGAGAAAACATAGGGAAGAACCCAAGAAAAGGGATTTCCGATCTTCGAGACATATGGCACGGGAAGAGTCTGATTCTGAAGCGGAGAAAGACGAGCGAAGCGAGATCGAACCTGGCAGTCATCATCGTCACCATCATCATGATTCGGAATCTGAACAAGAGGGAGAAAGGGAAGAGTCCGAAAGAGAAGAATCAGAAGGTGAAAAGTCAGATAACGAGGAAGCCCGTTCCGATTCGGATTATAGTTCTGAAGACGAGCGCATCCAGAACACCATTCGTCAACGTTTAGAGAACAGGAAACAGTCCAGACAAGAAGAGTTGGAAAACGAAGTTGATTCAGACGACGAAGACATCTCTACTCTTTCAAAACGAGTTCGGTATTTGATGCGAGTTGTCAGAGACATTCAGCACAAAAAATAACTATACAAAAATGATTTTTATTTCAATGGTTCCATTGAAATAAACATGTATGGATAACAAAAAGCAAGACACGGTGTTCTTACCAATTGAACAACTAAATTTCTCTCTTCTTTCTTCTGATGAAGTGAAACGTTTGTCGGTGGTGAATATCAATTCAAGTCATTTATCAGGGCAAGGTTCTGTCTATGATGCGAGACTTGGAGTAATTGAAAACAATTCGATATGTGTAACATGTGGGTTAGATAATAACAAGTGTGTAGGACATTTCGGGCATATTGAGTTGTGTGTTCCTGTAATTCATCCTCTCTATTGTTCAGAAACACAAGCCTATTTAAACTGTTTTTGTGATACATGCTATTCTCTTCTTCTCACTGCCGACCAATTGAAACTATTAAAATTATTAACTTTTAAAGGGATGGAACGCTTCCAACAGATTTGTGATTTTATTCGTGCCAAAGTAAAGACATGCCCTAAATGTAAACAAGATAGGTCTTCTTTTTTAGTCAAGGAAGGCAAGGTAATCAAGTATTGGGGAGATAAACCAACACGAAACAATTCCATGGAAGTTCCTGTCGAAGACGTAGAGACACTCTTCAAATCCGTTTCTCAGGAAACAGTCGTGATGATGGGCTTTGATAACCCAAACGTTCATCCTCTGAGCTTGGTGATTAGAAACTTTCCAGTTTTGCCTCTTTGTGCACGCCCATTTGTGGAGACTGGAAAGGGAACTTGTGATGATGATTTAACGACCAAGTATATAGAGATTGTCAAGACGAATAACAAACTAAAAAAGACCAGTAAAAAGAACGAACGAGACGAACTGGTGGCTTCTTTGGAGTTTCATATTCTTACATTGATGAATAACTCCAAGAAAAAGGCCAGACAATCAAACAACCGACCCATCAAGTGTTTAAAGGAACGGTTGAATGGAAAACAGGGAAGATTTCGTAATAACTTGTCTGGAAAGCGCATCGATTTTAGTGCCCGAACGGTTATCGGTCCCGAACCTTGTTGTAAAGTTGATGAGATTGTTATACCACAAGAATTCGCCACGCATATTACCTTTCCAGAACGATGCTGTAAATACAACAAGGAATACCTTCAGAACTTGGTAGATACGGGAAAGGCAAACTCGATTATTAGAAACGAAATTGTGAGGAATTTAAAGTTCCATAATCATGTAAGGGCATTCATACAGGAAGGGGATTTTACGTTTGAGGCAGGGGATGTTGTTGTGAGAGAAACAATGGTTCAGAAAAATGGAGTGAATAGTAAGGTTCAAAAGAAATTCGACCCATTCAAAGTCTTTAGTGCCACTGGGAAGGAATTTGAGCTTGGTCCCGCAGATATTGTAGTGAGAAATGGAAAGGTCATTAAACCACCATCGAGACAGAAATTTACCCTATCATTAGGGGATAAAGTTGTTCGGAAAAACAAGATACTTGACCCAGAAAAGATTAGAATAGAAAAGGGAGAGTTTGAGTTTGAAATGGACGATAAAATTCTCCGACATGGTAGGGAATTGTCTGTGAAGTTTACACGAAACACTTCTCCCCAAGTTTTAGAAGGAGATATTGTTGAACGTCATTTGAAAAATGGAGACATTGTTTTGTTTGGAAGACAACCGACTCAATGAAGGGTCGGAACAGGAGACACGATAAAAAGTGTGTCATCTCCTAGTGGAGAATACTTTCTCTGCGAGACATCTTATTAGCGGGAACTTCCTTATAGCCAAATCTACCACCTATGTATAGAAATATATATAGGCACCGAGGTTAATGACCTCTGGAAAGGTAATAACGATTTGGATTGGATAATCCGCGGGTTAAATCCTAAACTCTTTCTGTGTCAACAGAGCATGGATTTCCCTCAACGACTGTGGCTGTAAAAGAAACAGAAACGGATGTCGGTCTGAAGACTGAAACACCAGTCTAATGATGGCTTAAGATATAGTCTAACCCTTTTCAAAAGAAAAGGTATGCTTCATTGCGGAAGTATGTTGGCCCGAAAGGTAAAGTTATTAAACCCTACGGAACATGCTAATGGAGGAAGACCTATTCGAACCATTCGGTTCAATTTGGCCTGTTGCCGTAGTTACAACAGCGACTATGATGGTCGTTTTTCTCATTGCCATCAACAGGTGGATGCCCATAGGTTGTTAAGTATCCTATTGGGAGAAAGCATTGTAAACTTAACTTGAGACTTGTGTCTCAACATATAACCACCTAGTCTAATGATATTGTTGGTATAAAAATGATTTTCATTCTAATAATTTAGTAGTAATAAAATGAGCCAAGAAACCAAAACCTGTTCCAAGTGTAGTAAAGTCAAAACAAACTCCACTTGGAATTTCTTGGCAAATATTGTAGTGAAAATCATATCGAAGATAACGAGTATATCAACAAGTATAAGAACCAACTATTATCATTAGGCAAGACACCTTGATGCGGGAATCCCCTTAGAGCCTTAACTACCAAGTTAGGAATAGAAATATTCCTAATGGTCGAGACTGGAACTCGAGTATGGTAATAATGTTAAGGATTGGGCAATCCGCAGGGTTAGTATCTCAAAAATATAAAAGATACGCCTTCAGAGACTGAACGGGTGTCGGTCATCTTATGAGAAGATGGCTTAAGATACAGTCCGACCCCATATGAAAGTATGGGGATATTTCGGATGAAATGAACTTAACATTCCCTCAATCTTACAAGAGTGTCATTGAATTGGACACTCTTTCCTCTACAAAAGCACTAATAAAATCTCCTCAATCTTCTCGTCTTTTAATAGCACTATGTCAGGACGGATTGACAGGAGGATATTTACTCACAAAAGGGTCATATGTGTTTAAAGATAATACAAGGGTATTTTGTGAGCGAGTTCCTATCGACAAGGACTTGTTTTTTGATATCTGTTGTTCTGTTCCTGAATGGTCTATGGGTGATATTTTTGAAAGGATGGGACACATTCAAAAGGTATTACGATGGAAGTGTCCTGATGAATTTAAGGATCTAGAATTTTCTGATGAGCCACAACACATGAATATCTTTCACGGTCATGCTCTCTTGTCTATGCTTCTTCCTCCAGATTTTGAATTCTCATATGAACCCAACAAGTTAAAAATTCAGTGTGGAGTAATCCTTCATGGGTATCTAAGCAAGGCGGTATTAGCCGAGAGTTCCTCCTCAATAGTTCATAAATTAGAAAAGGAATATGGGGCTGATGTAGCCATGAACTTTGTAAGTTATTATTCCTACTTTGTAAATCATTACCTCTGGAATAGAGGATTTTCTGTTGGAATTAAAGACTGTCTCCCCAATCCAGAAACTACCCGCATGATTCAGAATGAAATCAAAAAGAACTTTTTAGAGGCCCATGCTATAACAAAGTCGGAAACAAATGCCGACATACGAGAACGAAAGATTAACAACTGTCTTAATAACGCTACATCAGTCGGGCAAAAGATATCCAAGGAAGCCATTACATCAGAGAACAATTTAAACGCCATGATTATCTCAGGTGGCAAGGGAAGTTTTGTAAACATGGCTCAGCTCATTGGACTATTAGGGCAACAAAACGTGGATGGAAAACGAATTCCCAAGACATTCGGAGGAAGAACGCTACCATTTTATGAGAAGAAAGACGTCGTTTTGGAATCAGAACATCAAGGAGAGAATGAAGTCTCTGAGCTATTTGAAGGACGTGGATTTGTAGCGAACCCATATACTAAAGGATTATCGGCCCGAGAGTTCTTTTTCCATGCTTCAGGTGGTAGAGAGGGCATCATCGATACGGCAATTAAAACGGCCCAAAGTGGCTATACTCAGAGGAAGTTCCTGAAGAAAATGGAAGATTTGAAAATGTCTTATTCAGGCTTGGTGGTGAATGCCAAGAATAGCATTATTCAGTTTAACTATGATAATGGCTTTGACCCTGCACGAGTAGTAAGTATCGGTGCAGGGAAAACATCCTTTTGTAATGCCAAGAATATAGCCGACCGGTTGAACTCCGAGTATGAATTCTCTCAGGTGTAAATTTTTATAGATGTATAATCTATAAAAATCTTTATTTTCCCTTGAAATGTTCCGTCAATCGTTCACATAGAACGGTTTTATTTCCTGTTATCTTGAGCTTATACTTGCCACAAAATTCCTTTAATTTTTCCTTGGTGTATTTCATACATTTGGAAAGGATAAACTCCTCTTCTTCCTTTTGTTCTGATTTCCCCTCAAAATGTTCCGTCAATCGTTCACATAGAACGGTTTTATTTCCTGTTATCTTGAGCTTATACTTGCCACAAAATTCCTTTAATTTTTCCTTGGTGTATTTCATACATTTGGAAAGGATAAACTCCTCTTCTGGTTCTTCCTTTTGTTCCTCTTCTGGTTCTTCCTTTTGTTCCTCTTCTGGTTCTTCCTTTTGTTCCTCTTCTGGTTCTTCCTTTTGTTCCTCTTCTGGTTCTTCCTTTTGTTCCTCTTCTGGTTCTTCCTTTTGTTCCTCTTCTGGTTCTTCCTTTTGTTCCTCTTCTGGTTCTATATCTATAAATTGTCTATAAAAGTCCTTTCGGAATTGTCTCATAACTTTAATATTATATTTAGATTTATCAATTTGAATAGCCTGTCTTATAGCCGTAAATTCATCTGAAAGAAAACATTGTTTAATATGGATGAGATTTTTCTTCTCATCCACAATACCATATGCCCATTGGGTTAAACCAAATTCTCCCTTTTCATCACATAAAAATCCCCCTCCGTTGGAGAAGATAAATTTACTTATACCAAAATGACCATTTTTATTTGTGTTTGAATACAAGAGAGATACTATAGTACCATCTTCCATACGTTTCTTAACCGGTTGTTTCTCCTTCTTCTTTTCTTTTTGTTTTTTAGTTCCAATTGTATATATACAAGGATAGATATGTGTTTGATCTTGTCCTTGAATATGTGGCTTGTCGGCTCCATAATTGCTTCGGTCAGAAATAATTACGGCTTTCGGTTCAGAGGAATGAGACAATAAAGACGATATGGTATCAAACATAAAATTAGGAAGAAACTTCCATTCACGGATATCAATATGGTTTTCTACCCCATTTTCATCTCTGATAATTGTTTTTTGTGTAGGTTGTATATTTTGTAACACATACCAATCGTATCGGGTTTTACATCCGTTAAATGTCTTACTGCCTTGTTTAACATTATGTATTTCCAAATATAGGAATTGTTTTGAAGCCATAATATCCCATAGTTCCGATCCAAAATTTCGCCACAATGGGGGATGAATGAACAAGAGATATCCCTCTGGTTTTAGAATACTTGATAATGTTTGTTTTACAAAAGGTATCCAAGGATGATGTCCCTTTCCTTTATTTCCACTGGCATCATTATAAGGAGGATTACCCATCACCATATCAAAGTCTTTCCATTCAGGCTTCTCGTCTTTTAATGTCAGGAAATCCCCTTCAAATACATTCAACCGATACTTGTCCCCTTCCATGATTTTCCTATAGACTAAATTGTTGGCTGGATTCAATTCACAGACATATATCATCTTCTCCAAGATATGTTTCTTTCGTTGTTCCTTGTCAGTGATTTTATCTTTCAAGCCATCCATTAGTCGATAAAATAAACAGATTGGAAAGTTTCCGATACCGTTCGCTGGATCAAGCCACTTGTATTCGGGATGAGAATATACGGTAGAAACGTTCTCTTTAAGCTTGTCCAACATTTCATCGATTAACTTGGGTGGTGTAAAGACCTCTCCATTCTTTTTCTTCTCTGCCTCTTTGGGCTTTAAAAACTTCATAAGGAAGGTCAATAGGTCATTCTTGTTGTCTAGGGTGAAGTTCTGTTCCACCTTTGTGTTGATAACATCCATGAAATTAAACAGGTGTGTCTTATTCTTATTTAATATCCGTTTAAACGATGACAGGGTAATAAAATTATTTTTTTCTGTTGTATTAGACAATGAGTTTAATTTCCCCATGACAATCTCTTGTTCAAAGGGAGAAAGAGAGGCAAATAACTGTTCAATATCAGTAGTTGTTCTGTCAGATATAAAACTAATATAAGGAAGAATATATATGAGCAAATCTCTCCATTTTTCTTTCCTGTCCTCTTCTTTTTCCTCTTCTGTTTTCTCCTCTTTAACTTCTTTCCCCTCATCAACTTCTGCCTTTTCTTTTCTCTCTTTTTTATACTTAATTCCATCTGGCACATTATGTTTTTGTTCTTCAGACATGTTAGCATTGATATGAGATATATCAAAATCTAAATCATCTGGGATATCAAGTTGTATATCCTCTTCCTGAAAAAGATGAACAAGTGTCATGTCCAATTTCGAACTCTTCCATAGAGCCATAAACCTCTGAACAATCTGTTTGATGGATTTATTACTAAAAAAACTCTTATCGATCTCAATGAGATAAGACAAGATGGTCGTAATATTCTCTTCAACAGATTTAGACTTATCATGGTGTAGGTCAAGCATAGAAGTTAAAACTCGTTTTGGATTACAATCCACTACAAATCCATATTTCTTCCCAGAATCTTCTGTCATTGACCGCATCATCATCTGAAAGATGTTATCACTATTGTTAAAATGAGTGAATAAACACACGACATCAATGTCTCTAAGAGATATCCCTACTGATAATCTATTTCCAGACAACAATACAATGCCTCGTTTCCCATTTTTCTTTGCCATGTCTATTAGTCTCTCGATATCTCTTTTAGGGTCTTTGCTTTTTACATCATCGTTAATAAATACGATATCATACTTGTTATGGAATAGGTCGTTCTGTTCAAGATATTTCTTAAGAACAAGTCCAGTCTCTTCAATCTTTTGTGCCATTCCAAATGGAAGGAACATTAAAATGCCCGTAAAGTCCTGAAAGGTTCTATTGTTATCTGGAAGATTTTTAATCTGGTATTTGACCCCTGTCATGACTTGTTCCATCATAACATCAATATCAAGTTTATTGACCAGTTTTTTATCTTTAATATGGAACAAACTCTTCATCGAGAAGCCCTCCTCAGTGTATGCTTTCTTGTCTATTACTTTTTTCATCTTGTCTGTAAAGGACAAGTCATACCAAAATAGTTTTGGAAAGATTTTATACATTTCATACACATCTGGTTCTGTCTTGCTCATCTCTTTCATCACCTCTTTAAATCTCGGGTATTTCTTGTACACCGGTTCAAATTCTTTATGTTTGATATTCTCAATGTCAATGAGAGTCCAAGGGTAAGTATTTGAGTCGGATATCTGTTTATAAAATTTGACTTTCCGAGGAGTAGCTGTTACATACACAATAATAGTGTCATCATCGCTGACTTGTTTGAGAATTTTTTCTGTTTGTTCCGTTGAAGATGCCTCGTGAGCCTCATCGAAAAATATCACATCGTATTGTTCTTTCAAGTCGTCAAGATGTCGTCCAAAATACTGCTTGGAAATGAAATGCAAATACGGACCCGCCTCATCTGGGCCAAGAACTTGCTTGTTAACTTTACATTTTAGACTGGAAAAATCAGCATACTTGCGAAAGATATCATCCCTTGTTTGTAAGAACGTTTCTCCGGGACGATTTGTAGTGTATAAAAACCTTCTTTTTGTGGGAATAAGTTGTCTAATAATTTCCGCAATCATAAATGACTTTCCTGACCTACACACTGCAGGAATCAAGTGTTGTTTTTGATTGTTCTCTTTAATATTATAAACAACATTATCAGCGATAACTTTCTGATGAATTCGTAATTGCATTTTTGGTCTGATTTGGAAACAGAATTGTTTGACTTCATCAATGGTTTTAAAGTGATACCTAAACTCCTTTAACCACTCATCAATCTCTTCGAAGCCATATACATTACTAAGAACTAATTTTCCTATGTATTTCTTAGACCGAGATGCCTCGAATTTTTTAATCCATTTTTGTTTGTTCTTGACCAACACTCCGATATCGACGTCTTTTGGTGTAGAATCGTACACCTCCTCACGAAGATATGCATAGATATCACCAATATCATACTTGTTCATTGCCTTCTCGTCTAGAAAACACTTGGAAGAAAGAACCAACCATTGTTTCTCACCAGTTTGTTGTTGTTTATTTCTCTCAATAATGATATCAATTACTCCTCCCGAACTACCCAAATTAATATCAGAGGAAAAAAAGTTAGCATCAACATCTAATTTTTTACGAAGCCCAAATTCCCCGCGATAAATTGTAAATCTCTTTTGAAGATCCAAGAGAAACATTAGCTCACCCAATCGTTCCAAAAATATACCAGCCTGAACAGAAATTACAACCGGATTATTATTTATATCAGTCCAAGTTCCATTATCATATGATAATTCCTCTGGATAATGAAACTCACCGTTCGAATCCATATGGCGAGCAAGTTCTCTGCTCATCCACGTCGGATTGGAAAGAATACGATCGAGTAATGTTTCAATATCCATCTTACTTTACCATAGGAAATAAATAAAATATATTTTACTATATAAATGAAGACACGATACATTGTTCTCCTCTATTTACTGTCTATCTTTCTGTTTCTAATTCTTATAGGACTGTTCCTCTGGAAGTTTCAGTATCCTACGTTTTACAAGATACTCACAAAAGTCCTCACGGTATTTGGTGATATTATGCTCTCAACTTCCCCTCCATTAGTCGTGGGAAAAAATATAAGAAAATGTATGGAGATTGCCCAGCCTGGAGATATCATTTGTAGAAGATTTGATTGTTATCTTGATGGCTATTTTATTCCGGGTAAATATACTCACTCGTGTATTGTAGTGGATAATAAAACAATCATTGATTCCATGGCCGAAGGAGTGAGACAGAGGGATATTATCGACTTTATCAAGGACACGGATGGGTTTATTATTCTCCGTCCTACCTACAAGAGCGAAGAGGACAAGAAAAAAGTTATAGACTATGCCAAGAGCAAGATTGGATCAGGATATGACTTTGTATTTTCAGATGATAACAATGCCTATTACTGTCATGAACTAACTGCCTTGTCTCTTTTAGCAGGTGGAATACCTGTTCCCCGAGTTGGAAACATCTATTTATCATCAGATTTGGAGGCTATATGTAAGCGAGTATACGAGTCTGATGACCCAAAGTTTGCTGCGTCTCGTGTTATATCTTGGTTCCTACCGATACGATATCACAAAAAATAAAATCTTGTATATAAATAAATGTCCTTGTCTCATTCATCGTGTATGAGAAAAAAGAAGGATGAACTGATTTCCATCTGTAAGAAGAAAGGTCTGCCTACGAGTGGAACAAAGGAACAACTCTGCTCGAGAATTTCTTCTCCAAAAAGGGTGAGAAAGTCTCCTGTAAAACCGAAACCAAAACCTGCCATAAAATCTCATTCATCGTGTATGAGAAAAAAGAAGGATGAGTTGGTTTCCATCTGTAAGAAAAAAGGTCTGTCTACAAGTGGAACAAAGGAACAACTCTGCTCGAGAATTGTTGGAAAGTCGCCTCGCCGTCCTTCGGTTCCTTCGGTATCTCCTCGCCGTCCTTCGGTTCCTTCGGTATCTCCTCGCCGTCCTTCGGTTCCTTCGGTATCTCCTCGCCGT